ACAAGAGAGGATTTTGATGAGGACATCAAACGCTTCAAGTATCTGAAAAGACTCTTGAAGCGTTATGTTCGTGGGGGGTCACTAAGGATTCACCTGATAATTAATCATCTCATCATTCTTTATAATGTTTTTGGTGAAGCAGCAACACCGCTCCTCTTCTTTAAGTTGGAGCGTGAGTATTGGAGTATACTGAAAACCATACTTCTTTACTTGAATAAATATCCTTTAGATATGATGCCTCGATTAGAGGTCGATGAGGACGTACAAGAAGACTTGGAGAAACTATGACAGTCATGACTGCTGGTACTGGGGGATTTAGTAGCAACGCCGCTGCTACAGGACCCAATGCGGGTTATGATCCTGTGCTGAAGTTTCGTAAGAAACTGAAGAAGACTAAAGAGGATAAAAAACTTGTGGCACCTGGTAACAAACTGGGTGAATCAAAAGAAAATCCTAAGATGCCTTCCCGTCTTTTCCAATACAAGGTAAGTATTCCTGAAGTTGGTGAGACTGTTATCTATGCTAACTCTCCTGCAGAGTTGCAACGAAAACTTCGCATGGTAATTTCTCCAATGCACAGAAGCAGCATTGAGATTGAGAGAATCCTGCCTGCTAATGCTGGTAAGTTCTTCATGGACAAGCGTATGAAGCACATGCGTAATGTTCAGGAACAAGCAGATAAGCAAATGCAGATGCAGATTACACAACAACAAATTGGTAATGAGAAAAAGAAAGTCCAAATGAAGATCAAAGAGTTACAGACACAATTGCAGAAGAAGACTGCATCTCTGAAACTGAAAGCAAGATCTGGTGGGGCACAAGCGTCGGTAGATAAGTAAATGGCATTCGGATTGGGTAGACTAGAAGGATTACAAACAAAACTTGACATCTACGAGGACTTATCTAAAGAGATGTTGGACAAGTTAGAACGTGCTGTCTCTACCATTTCCGAAAATAGTAATAAAGTATCAGTCATCCTGGAGCGACATGAGAATCGTTTGGATGAAGCAACTAGATCAGATCAATTGATCATCAAAATGATCGAAGAGATGAAGGATCAGGAAGAAAAGAATCACAATATCCTTCATGAAAGAATCGACAGAATTCAAAAGAAAGTAGATACAAACCAGAGGTTTGTGATTGGAGCAGGTGCTGTGTTAGCAACCCTAGGAGTGATCGCTCAGATAGCATTTCCTATTTACAGGTCCTTGACAAACGAACCTACAGCGAGTATGATACGTACTGAGGTTGTCAGAACTATTGGGTGATTGATTTTTATTATGCGAATCTGGTCGCTTCTCGACTGGATAAGTTCAAGCAACTGAGGACTGGAGTATACACTTTTAGGTGTCCCTATTGTGGTGACTCACAGAAGCACAAGAACAAAACCAGAGGATATTTCTTCACCAAGAAAAGTGGACTTGTATACAAGTGTCACAATTGTGGTGTAGGTAGATCGTTTGGTAATTTTTTGAAGGAACAAGCACCAGAACTCTATGACGAGTATGTTATGGAGAGGTACAAGTCTGGACTGACTGGAAAGGGTAGGAACGTAGCAGATCCTACATTCGAGTTTCAGAAACCTGTCTTCAAAAAGAAAAAAACTACTGATCTGCAGTCTATGGATCAGCTAAATAAGGAACACCCTGCAGTCGGATATCTTCTCGGTCGTCAAATACCTGAAACAAATTATTCAGATTTGTTCTATACCGACAAGTTCTGCACATGGGTTAACACTCAAAAACCAACGTTCAAAGATGTCAAAAAGGATCACCCAAGAATTATCATCCCTTTTATTGACACCAACGGCGAATGGTTTGGATTCCAAGGCAGGTCCCTAGTACCCAATGATCCGATGCGTTACATCACGATCATGTTGGACGAGTCTAAAACAAAAATCTTTGGTCTTAATCGAGTAGATTTTAGTAAGACCATATACATTACAGAAGGTCCTATTGATAGTTTCTACATCGACAATGCAATTGCTATGGCAGGAGCAGATGTTGATTGGAGTGCATTGGTAGGGAAAGAAGTAGTCTTTGTTTATGACAACGAACGACGTAATAGAGATATTGTCAAACGAATGGAAAAAGCAATTGAAAAAGGATATGAAATTGTGATTTGGCCAGAGAACTTGAAAGAGAAAGATCTGAACGACATGTTTATCGCTGGACATGATGTGCAATCTCTGGTAGAATTCAACACTTACAGCGGTCTACAAGCTCAAATTAAATTAAGCGAATGGAAAAAGGTATGAAAGAGATCCAAGTAATTAAAAGAGATGGAGAAAAAACTCCACTCAACTTAGACAAAGTTCATGCGATGGTAGAACACGCTTGCAATGGTCTTGCAGGTGTCTCTGAGAGTCAGGTTGAGATGAATGCTAATCTGCAATTTTTTGATGGTATCAAGACCTCTGATATTCAAGAGATCCTTATTCGTTCTGCCAATGATTTGATCTCTTTGGAAGCACCTAACTATCAGTTTGTTGCTGCACGTCTGCTTCTATTTGGTCTTAGGAAAGCAGTATATAATGGTCACCCTGATGGGCATCCTCCACTCAAAGAACACGTTGAGAGGTGTGTTGTGAGGGGTGTGTATGATCACACTATTCTTTCAAAGTATACTGATGAAGAATGGGAGAAGTTATCTTCTTTCATGGATCACGATCGTGACTATTTGTTCACATATGCTGGCATTCGTCAAGTCGCAGATAAATATTTGGTGCAGGATCGTAGTTCTGGTGAGGTGTATGAGACACCCCAGTTCATGTATATGATGATTGCTGCAACATTATTCCAAGATGACGATAAGTTTTATCGTCTCGAATACGTCAAAAAATACTATGACGCAATCTCCAAACACCGAATCAACATCCCGACACCAGTCATGGCAGGGGTTAGAACCCCCCTTCGACAATTTGCTAGCTGTGTTCTTGTTGATGTTGATGACACCCTCGATAGCATCTTTAGCAGTGACATGGCTATTGGTTACTATGTTGCTCAAAGGGCTGGTATCGGTATCAACGCAGGTAGAATCAGGGGTATCAACAGCAAAATCCGAGGTGGAGAGGTTCAACACACAGGTGTGGTCCCCTTCCTCAAAAAGTTTGAATCAACTGTCCGATGCTGCACACAAAACGGCATCCGAGGTGGGTCAGCAACTGTCCACTTTCCTATCTGGCATCAAGAGATAGAAGATATTATTGTTCTTAAGAACAACAAAGGAACCGAAGATAATCGTGTTCGTAAACTAGACTATAGTATTCAGTTCAGTAAACTCTTCTATGAACGATTCATCCAGAATGGAATCATCTCCCTCTTCAGTCCGAACGATGTACCTGGTTTGTATGACGCTTTTGGCACTGATGAATTTGATGATCTCTATACAAGTTATGAATCTGACGGAGGAGTTCCAAGAAAGACTGTTCGTGCTCAAGAACTTTTTCTGGACATCCTGAAGGAGAGAGCAGAGACTGGTCGTTTGTACATTATGAACATCGACCATTGTAATACTCACTCTTCATTTAAAGACAAGGTGAATATGAGTAACCTGTGTCAAGAGATCACTCTGCCTACAGATCCTCTGCAACACATTGACAAGAAAGGTGAGATTGCTCTGTGCATTCTTTCTGCAATCAACGTTGGTAAACTGAAGAACCTGGACGAACTGGATGAACTCTGTGACCTCGCTGTAAGAGGTCTGGATGCCTTGATTGATTATCAAGAGTATCCTGTTAATGCAGCAGAGCAGAGCACTACCAATCGTCGCTCACTGGGCATCGGTTATATTGGACTCGCACATTACCTTGCAAAGCATGGTGCAAACTATGACAGCAGCAAGGCACATGACCTCGTTCACAAACTCACTGAGAGGTTCCAGTATGCCCTTCTAACAGCGTCTAATCGTCTTGCTATGGAGAAGGGTCCTTGCGGTTATTTTGGTAAAACAAAGTACGCTGACGGAATTCTTCCTATCGATACATATAAGAAGGAAGTGGATGAGATTGTACCGAATGACCTTTCATGTGATTGGGAGTTTCTTAGAGAGCGAATCAAACAATACGGACTTAGGAACTCAACATTGTCCGCACAAATGCCTTCGGAGAGCAGCTCCGTTGTGTCAAACGCTACCAATGGAATCGAGCCGCCTCGTGCATACTTGTCCGTTAAGAAGTCGAAGAAAGGTCCCCTCAAGCAGATTGTCCCGTCTTATACAACACTTAAAAATGCCTACACTCTTCTCTGGGACATGCCAAACAACGACGGATACATCAAAGTCACCGCCGTAATTCAAAAGTTCTTTGATCAGGCAATCAGTGGCAACTGGAGTTACAATCCAGAGATGTATCCAGACAACGAAGTGCCAGTATCAGTGATGGCAAAAGATCTTCTAACTACTTACAAGTATGGATGGAAGACTTCTTACTATCAAAATACATATGATGCTAAGAAAGATGGTGATGATGAACCTGTGAAAGAAAATGTTGACGCATTAATTCAAGAGTTACTAACAACCGAGGAGGAAGAAGATTGTGAGTCCTGCAAAATCTGAAGTAGAGGGTATGACCGTATTCAATAGTAAAAAAGTAGACACAAAGAAGCAACCAATGTTTTTTGGTCAACCTCTGGGAGTCCAGAGGTATGACTCTTATAAGTATCCAGTGTTCGACAGATTGACCCAGCAACAACTGGGTTACTTCTGGAGACCTGAAGAGGTATCCCTACAAAAAGATCGTGCAGATTACCAAACTTTATCGCCTGAGCAAAAACACATCTTCACTAGTAACCTTAAGTACCAGATCATGTTGGATTCTGTACAAGGGCGTGGTCCTGGGATGGCTTTTATCCCTTACTGCTCACTGCCTGAGTTAGAATCTTGTATGTTAGTATGGGAGTTTATGGAGATGATCCATAGTCGCTCCTACACATACATCATTAAGAATGTTTATTCTGATCCTAGCGAAGTCTTTGATACCATCTTGGATGATGAACGTATCCTTGATAGAGCATCCTCGGTTACTGGATCTTATGATGAGTTCATCGAACATGCTCATCAGTATGATGGCAGCACTATGTGGGATCTTGCAAGAGAAGGTCACCAGGGTGGACAATGGGAACGCCGTGAGTTGAAGCGTAAACTTTATCGTGCAGTTGCTAACGTAAATATCCTAGAGGGTATTCGTTTCTATACATCGTTTGCATGTTCTTTTGCTTTTGGTGAGAACAAACTCATGGAGGGTTCTGCAAAGATTCTTTCTCTGATTGCTCGTGATGAATCTCAACATCTGGTGCTTACTCAGAACATTCTGAAAAACTGGATGAATGGAGATGATAAAGAGATGCAAGAGATTGCTAAGGAAGAGGAAGGTTGGGTTGCAAACATGTTCCAGACCGCAGTAAATGAAGAGAAAACTTGGGCAGATTATCTGTTCAAAGATGGTTCGATGATTGGTCTTAATGAACGTTTGTTACATAACTACGTTGAATGGATTGCTAATCGTAGAATGAAAGCCATTGGTATCAAACCGATGTTCGATATCCCTGCTAAGAACAATCCTTTGCCCTGGACAGAGCACTGGTTAAATAGTAAGGGTCAACAAAATGCACCTCAAGAAACGGAGATTGAAAGTTATGTCATCGGAGGAATCAAACAAGATGTCAAATCAGATTCGTTCGCAGGATTTTCTCTCTGATGCTGAGTGGGATTCGTTCCTAGATAAAACCGACCAACCATCTAATCCTTTCGCGGAGGCACAATGGGAAATGGAAAAGAAAAAAGCACAGCAACAGGAAAGAAACACTAGACATAGTGTTGATAAGGGTCAAGAGTTTATCAAATCTGGTATGACCCTTATCACTGATGTAGAATCTGATAGATATCTAAAGAAAACGAAAAAGGTATCAGAGTGAACTACATATATCATGGTTTCATGATATAAATATAGATGTAGCACTTGCTACACACTTAACGTTCATCTCACAATGTTCAGTACTCTACTGGCATTGACCTTAGCCTCTCATGATGCGTCACCTTATGGGTGGCATATGACTTGTGAAAGGTTTCTACAGAGAAGAGTTGAAATCCTTATGGATGACAACTTGGATAGACGATCTAAATATAATCTAATAGGTTATTTAAGATCTAAAGTTGATGGTCAATGCGATCAGATGCTAATATAGTGAGACGCAAGTAAGTCGCGGAACGGAGCGTTCATCCCATGATTGAAGTATTACTCTACACAACCATGAATTGTACCGATACAGCAGAAATGTTGGCACGGATTGAATCTCATGACTGGTTAGAGGAACAAGCAAAGGTTGAACTAATTGAAGTAATTCAAGAAGCAACGCCTCATTGTGCATGGGACGCAAACGATTGAAGGAACGGGGACTACCAACCCTAGTATTTCAGGAGTAACAAATGAACACACTTACTATCATCAAGAAGCAAATCGAGAAGGCAGCAGCACTGCACGATGCACAAATTGCTATGACCACCTATCGTGGTGTCAAGTTTGAGTGTAAGCAGGGCGGTGAGGAGACTCACGGCACCTTCTGCTATCGTGGTCACACTTACACCAAGTGATTGCCATGGAAACATTAACAGTCGTTGGACTTATGTCCTTAGGTTGTGCCGCATTTATCGGCATGATTTATGGTGAACTCATTCTTCTACAGAAGATTTGAGGGGGGTATGACAAATGCTGAAGGTCAGACTTGAGTATGGCCTTCCAGAATTTGACCCTGATAAACACGATCCAGATAAGGTCTTCGGACTTCTAACTTATCGTGGAGTACACTACGCCAAGTGGGTTAATCTTAAACCATTTGGTATCAAAAACTGGAAAGTCAAATCTTGATTTCAACACAAAGCACCCAAATGGGTGCTTTTTTGCTATTCTAAATACTGATAACCTATACAGGAGAGTCATGAAAATCTTTCTGGACTGTTCTGACCCTGAGTTAATCACGAGTGCATTTGAGACTGGTTTAATCGACGGAGTTACAACTAACCCCAGTCTCATGTTGAAAGCAGGTAAAGATCCTAAGCAAGTTATCAAGGAGATCTCTGAGATCTTTCCTTGGAACGCTTCCATTTCTGCTGAAGTGGTCGGTGATACTGCCGAAGAGATGCTTGACATGGCACAAGATTACTTGGAAATCGGACCAAACATTACAATCAAAGTACCTTGCACAGTTGAAGGACTTAAAGTCTGTAGAGAACTATCAGATGATGATGTGCAAGTAAACGTCACATTAATTTTCAGCACGGCACAAGCGATACTTGCTGCGAAAGCAGGAGCAACATTTGTTTCTCCTTTCGTTGGTCGTGTTTTCGATCAGCACTGGAATGGTATACACCTTATTGAGGAGATTGCAGATGTCTTCGCTACACACCAAGTTAAAACTAGGGTACTCGCTGCTTCCATTCGTGAAGCTAATCAGGTATCCGATTGTTTCAGAGTGGGTGCTGATGTATGTACTCTTCCGCTTCCCATTTTTTACAAACTTTATAAGCACATTCTTACTGATAAGGGACTAGAACTCTTTGATGAAGACTGGAAATCACTTCAAGAAAAATTGTGAGAAATTCTATGACTAAAGAAGAAGTCGAAGTTCGGGTTCTAAAGTTGAAGAATGAACTATACGATGGTTCTTGGCACGACAAGAATGGTGAATGGCATGATGGTGCCCACACAATGCTCAACAGAGTGTTGGATATTATACAGGAGTATCGTCTATGAATAAAAAAAATTTGAAGATCCTCATTCAAGACCTTGAGTTCGCAGTCGCTGAACTCAAGGCAGAGGTTTATGCTGATCCTTCTGCTTACATAGATAAGAGTAGCAAGCGAACAGCGAGTAGCTACAGTGAACAAAACGACGACGACGGAGACCCCGACTGATTATGAAAACCCCTGGATTTTTAACGGACACCCTTTTCTATCTGAGAACATTGACGACAATTTCGGTTTTGTCTATTGCATTACAAACACACTCACTGGTAAGAGGTACATCGGAAGGAAATACTTTCACCAACTACGAAAACCTAGAGGTGGAGGTAGGCGAGTTAAAAGTGAGAGCGACTGGAAAAAATACTACGGAAGCTCTGCTGAACTTACTGCCGAAAGGAAGAAGGTCGGGAATCTCGCCTTTAGACGAACTATATTAAGCCTACATAAATCTAAGGGACTCACAAACTTTGAAGAGACCCGA